GTAGCCGTCTGTGCTAAAAAAACAGCCTGATTGCGTGATCCACGCCTACTATTGCACCTACTACAACAGGCCACCATGTTATTGGGATCGTATGCCTCAGCCTCAGTTGATCTAGATACTGGAATTATGTGATCGACTGTATGAGCTGGCTGGTTACAGTAGTAACAAGTGTATTGATCCCTTGCTAAGACTGTAAGCCTGATCGCTTTGTACTTACGCTGACTGCGTGGGTCGCCTCGCTTAGCCATTAGTAATGCCCGGTCTTTAGATGATAGGCCAATGCTTTACATGGTGTGCCATACCTATGAGCTATGTACTTTAACCCTGCATCTATTTGTAAGTATGGGTCTTTAGTCTTTAGCTTTAATAGCTGTGGTATTCCATAAGCTGTACTGTGTTTGTTATCAGCTCTTGGATTCCATTGTGACTCACGAGTCCAAAGCTTCTCTAAACATAGGTATTGCCTACTGTTAGTTAGTTTTATATGTGAATAGAGTTTATATTTTTCTTTCTCTATATCATTATTATTAATAGCATAAGCATTATTGGTAAGTGCTATTACAAGACTAGATTGTAGCATGCACCACCAAATCCATTTGAATTTACGCGGGGTCTTGGGCGTGTCGTTACTCATCGCACTCATGCTTTACATCTGGGTCAAATGTACAGAAATAGCATCCTGCGTTTTGTCCACAGGTTATACACACATATTTAAACTGGATACTGTCACAGCATGCGTTATACACACCGTTATCCATAACTGTGTAAAACTCCTCACCAAGCCGCTTAGTCATTTACTGCCACCCCAACCAGTTCCCTTAAATATGATCGATGGCGCGCTGAATACGCGTATCATTGGGTAGCTGCAGCACAAGGGGCTGCTATCGCCGTGTGTATTTACCGGGTGATTCATTTCAGTTTCGCCCCCACATTGATCGCAGCGATACAAGTAACTAGGCATTTTGCACCGAATTAGGCATGACTGTGTAGGCACTGGCGCATTGCTCGCACTTAATTATGATGATCGGTATTACGCCATTGACAAGGTGAACTGACAGACTCATCTCTTTGTAGTCCTCGCAATTACAGCTAATCTTTAGTTCATTAATCATTTAACATATCCTCATCTTTAGCCCGTTGGGTGTCTAGTAACATCTCAATGCCCATTACTCCGCAGCCTAAGCATTGTACGCAGACTACGTTGGGCGGTAGGTTTACGAATTCATCTACTATTTTGTGTGTTTGCATGCCTTTACCTATCTTGGCGCAAACCCTGCAGTTAATCCTCAGTAATGCCATATACGGACTTCCTTAACGCATCCATCTCAAATAACTCACGTTGAGATACCCAGAAATTGCCATCAGCTGCGTTAAAATACTTGGCCTTCTTAGCCCACAGCACGGGCATCCAGCCAACGATTTGATAGACAGGTGACTTATTCACACACAAGATAGCCACATCGGTAAGACGTGGGTAATCCTTATGGATAATTAAGTGCCCATTTATGTATTTAGTCCACTTAACTTCAAAACCCAGATTGCCCACTTGTATATCTGGTGCATCATGGAAAGTATTGACCGTAGGTATAAAGTTACGGATGCCCATGTATTGCGCGACCGCGATCTCAGCCCCAGCAGCTTCACTATGCTCGGCTATAAACTCGTGAAAGTTTATCTTTGTGTTATATCGGCCAGCATGATCGGGCGTATTAGCCTTTTCGCCTGTGCTACGGGCAAACCCACTAGCTGCTGCCTGTAACTCCTGCGATCGATCTAAGATCACCTGAACTATCTGCGCCATCTCGGTTATAGCCATATTGGTTTGCATTGATCGCCCCGTGACTTACTGCTACAGGTGTAGCCCCGGTATTTCTTTTGTGTAGTTGCACTAACGCCTTCTTTGTAAACCATACGCCCATGCGAGCAGACAGGTGCAGGGTCTAATATCTCGCCACCTAGCTGTGCTTTAATATCGGCAATGCTTTCCGCAGCTGGGCGCACACTTCCAACACCTTCAACCTTTACTGCAGGTGTAGCAGTAGCCCATAGATCAACCTCAACTGCAGGCTGAGCCTGTAAGCGTTCTACCTTTTCCATATCCTGACGTGTAGGCCGCGCATCGCTTGGCATCAGCAACCCGATAGCTCGACCGATTGCGCTGGTGCTGCAGTTCTCGATCCAGAAATCCCTGTTTACGCCTCGATCAGTACGCAGCTCATAAGCATAATCAACAGCTGCCGGTACTACATCCTCATGCTCACGAAATACGCTGGCACGGATGATTACATAACCATCCTTTACGTTTATCTCAACGATCTCAGTAATGATCCTGCCTGAGATATGGGTTTCTCTAAACCGCTTGATGCGGCTGTTTACATCCTCATAATTGTCTAGGTTAAAAGTCATGATTTAACCCGATCACTAGCTATGCGCATACCAGCTGCGCGGCCACGATTGTAGCCATCCTTCATGCCTTCTTTGTAACCTATTGACCAACCAACTATAAACCATCCAAGACTAGCAATTAAAACCAGTACCAGTACTTTTTCTATATCCATTTACTTCGCCCTTGTTTGGGTTAAGCCGTGCTACACCGAATTAGGTAGCCCTGCCTAACGTGTAAATAAAGGGTAAGGGCTGGCTCTGACATCGGTCAATAACCGACACGCCTAACGGCTTAGTAATATCTCATAGATACTATCGACCTTGGCCTCGATGCGATCTACACGGCCGCGTAGGTTATGGCCACCGTTACCGTCTTGGCGTAACTCGCTTAGGTAATACTTAACTAGATGGCGAACCAGCCCAGCCGCAAACCCCATAAGCGTACAAATACCTATGGCTATTGCTATAAGCGACTGGGCGGCTGTCATTACTTCACGCCGAAATTCTTATCGGATGTATTAAGTGCGCGTAGCAGTGGCCCGATTAGGCCAGCAATAAATGCGTTACCTAGTGTCTTAGGGTCTGTAATGCCGGACATGTACAAGGCAGCAGCGCAGCTGACAGCAGCGCGTAGGTATGACAGTCCAGCAGCTATAGCTTGTTCTTTCATGGTCTTACTCCTAAATGCCCTTAATTGACTTGTTTCAATACTGCAACGGTATTAGTACCGCTGGCAGTAATTCCATATAAGCCTTCATGATCGCCTACGGGCACTTGCATTTTATCGGTGTTATCCATTTTGTAGCCGTTTGCTGTAGTTACGTTAGCATCGCCTAAATAGACAGCACCGCCGCCTAAATTATGTAGCCATACTGTTTGATCCATAATATTTGCAGCTACCAATAATGTAGCTGTAGTTGTAACTGTTACTTGTGCGCTAGTCGGCATAACTTAATCCTAACTTTTCTATTAATTTGGCTGATTTTATAGGGTCTTGTGCTATTTCCCAATGCATCTCGTCTTTGCGTGTCCAATTACCGCCCCAGTTAAGGCCGTACTTTTTGGTCAAAGCTTGGATCATTGGAATTTTCTCAGCTGGGAATGTGCCAGCCTTGCCTAGCGGATGCTTAGTCGCGTTAAGGTCTATAGCCGTACCACTGCTGTGATTGCTTAACTTGCCCGGTACGCCTCTAACATCTCGGTACGCATAGCCCCAATCGTCAAGCGCACCGCCATCGATCGGCTCTATTAGCTCGTTAAACTGCTCAGCAAAGGCAACCAGTAAAGGCGCAGCTAAATAGGCGCAGCGCAGTTTTACCTTGCTGCCTGGTATCGCGTATGACTTGATCCCAATTTCGGCTTGATCCTTAGAAGCCGTCCAGCCGTTATAGCTCTTTAGAATCATTTGCGGCTTGCTGTTCATCGTAAGTAGATTTCAGCATTGAGGTAAAAGAACCATCTGGGTGTTCGATAACCGCATGAATTTGTTCTTCGCCATCTATTACGTATTTTACAAAATTTACTTTATCCATTTTTAAAGCTCCGCTGTTAAGCCAATAAAGGCAGTAGTTGAGGCATTTGCTTTTAAATAATATGGGCGAAATGCCGTTAGCCCAGATGCTGCGGTCGCATAAACTTGTACTAAATCTTGTGATGAAGTGCTTCCTATTAGGACTATTCCTGTTGGTGCTATTTCAGGATTAGCACCATCGGCAAAATTTATCGTTGCCATAGATGATGTCTCTATCGCAGTTGGAATAACGCGCATTGTTACTGGCACTTTCAATGCAAATCTTGCATCGGTCGTTGTAATCGCATTACCACTTGCTAATAATCCTGCCGCAATTCCTGGTGTAGTTCGATAATAATACCGCTGGCACGCAGCTAATTCCGCTTGAGTAGTTCCGCTATTGCGCTGAAACGCTGTTGCGACAGCTTGTCGTTCTAATTGAACTCCAGTAATTTCGAAGCCATCGCCAACAGCCAAACCGCCCGCTGGGTCTTGTAAAAAATACGCGCCAACGGTTTTAGCAGTAGACGGAATACCGACTGTCAAAGTACAAAATGTCCAATCCGTCGCTGCTGTGCCGAACGATGTTGTAAATGTTGTCGTGCCGACAAAAGTATTCATTTTTGTGTCAGCCGTTGTGTTATAGCCAATGGAAGCTTTTATCGATTTGCTTTTTACCGTATTTGCCGTCGCGCGAGCATAAAAAGAAAGAGTTACGGCAGCTGAATCAGCAAATCGAATACTGTCTTTTGTTTCTAAAGTTTGCGCTAAACTCATGAACGGATTGGCAGCTGTTTGGTTTACATATTGAGCATAAGAATCAAAACTTGCTGGCGGATTATTTCCACCCGCTACGGTTTTTAATGCGTAGTCAATAGTGCCGCCGCGAGTTACATACCAGCGATCAGCTGTGTAAGTGTTATCGGCTGAAATTCCTGTAATTGTCGCGCCTCTTTGTGACACGTCAAACGCTGAATTAATTAAACCGTTTTTTGCTCCAGCTCTATCAGCTATATAACGCAAGCCAGAAGTAGTACTCGAATCAGCAGCTAGTATGGTTCCATTTGAGCCGACTGTTAAATTAGAAGGCGTGTTTGCTGCTGAGGCTGATGAGATATTACCTTTAGCAGGTGGGTTCAACAGGTTTAACGTACCCGTTATATCGTTCATATTGGTGGCGGTTAAAACCTCGCCCGTGGCAAAGTTAGTTTTAGCTGGAAAACCTACGGCCATTGTTTTATCTCCTTAGTAACTTAATACTGACGTATCAAGTACGCCATATTGGGTTGAGTTTAATATAAAGCCATCAATAATTGGCTCTAAAGTTGTAAAGGTCGTGCGCCACTTGTTAGGTGTGATTGAGTGCGCTATTCCAAACACCTGTAAGGTCTTAGTAAGTGTTGATGCGCCTGGCTGGTTAGTCGTAATAGTTACTGGGTCAAAGAAATCTAGGTCAAGGGCAGCTGTAATGCCAGCATCGTAGTTATCTGTGTTTAGGTCTAGCTCAATCGCATCGCATCTCACGCTGGTTTCTGCGCGGCTGGCAACGTAGGCACGGGCGTAATTAAGGGCATCGGCATCTGTAGCCATTAGCAAATCTTGCTGGTTGTAAGTATGGGCAAAGTATTTGTCTATGCTGGCTTGGTTTGTCGCTGATTGAACCGCGCCGCCAAGTCTATTTACGTTTGCTTGGTTAAAAATAAGTGTGTCATCTAATCGCCATACGGCATTAAAGTAGCTGATATCTGAACCGTTATCGTTAAAGACTACGGGCGTACCTGCCACGCTGCCAGCTGTGACAGTTCTATCTTGGAAAACAAAATAGCCATTTTTTCCAACGTAAATTGCGCCATATTCGCTATTGGCTACGGTAGTTAAAGCTGCTAGAGATGTACGAGCTGTGCCGGGGTCTGCCTGCAGCATGGTCAAGCCAGCATCTACATCGCGCATTTCTGCTGGCCAAGCGATCTGATCTAATATCTTATTCACGCGTGTGCCTGATAACTGCGCAGTAGCACCTGTAACGGTACTAATTTGGGCGTTTTGTGCCAGCCTAAAGGCATCTACAGCTGTGATGGTTGTATAGACAACATCTGTAGCGTTGCGTGGGGTAGTGGTTGTATAGCTAGTAATAAAACCTGAGAAAATTGGATATACAACATCGTCATAGGTAGCCGATATTGCCACCTTACGCATTGGGCTTAAGAATCCAAAATAAGGGCTGTTAGGGTTTTGTGGGTTGAAATCGCCATTTTGATCCACGATACGCAGGGTTAGCGATCCTGTTTGAAATTCATCAGCTGTAGCTGATCGACCGCGCCTAGTGTTAATGCTGTCCACTACATCGCTTACATCGACTATAAGGGCAGCAGAATCACCTAACACGTTTGTGCCTAATATGCCTGAGTCGAGAATCATCGTCTGTGTAAAGGATGGGCCTGTACTAAAGTTAATTACGGCGTTAATTACTGGCAGTGTCATGGCAACGCCCCCGCAGGCATTTGACTTAAACCTCTGCGAATACTGTCTAGCATGGCACGATTCATTTTGTCGGTAAAATCATCGCCATCTAATATATTGCCTTCAACTATTACGGTGACTGAGTTGTCATTATTTGATCCAGTAGCGGGGATTGTTCCCGTGCTATATCCAGACTCCCAGCTAAATATAGGTTGGCCACCTATCCCAAATTTAGGGGGTAGTAAAGGCGACATTGGTACGGCTGGCGCAGCTGCGCCGCCACCTACTGCCGCGCCGCCACTTACTGCCGCACCTGCGCCTTGGCCTAATAGTTTTAGGTAATCTTGTAATGCTTTGTACTTGGCATCATCGGCTAGTTTTTGAGCAGCTGCAATACGGGCAATAATATCGGTTTGAGTAGTGTAATTAAGCAAGTCATAAGTAGCTTGAGCCGTGGCAGATTCATCAAGCGCAGAAAGTCTAGCAATTTTAAGTAAATCAATCTGTGTTTTTTCGCTGTAGAAATTGGCTTCAGCTAAGCCACCTGATGCAATGATTGCTGCGTTGTACTTACGGTAGGCCTCAGCGCGAGCCTCAGCCGCTTCTTCATCCGTCATTTTCGTGGTTTCGATGCGCTTTAACTCAGCAAATAGCAATTTGTTAATTGCACTTAATTCGCTTTCGCTAATGCTTGTAATGCCAGCAAGTTTGTTTGTGTATTGCTCATCCGTTAGCAGTTTTAATTGCTTAATATAATCTAGGGCTTTTTCGCCGTTATCGTTTTCGATCTCCTGCATGGCCAATAGGCGTAAACGTTCATCTTTATCAAAGGTGGCTTTAAGCGCAGCAGCTATCTGAATCTTGTTTAGATCAAATACAGCAGCAGCCTTGGCTAGCGCAACCCTAGCCTTTTCGTTAAGCAATGATTTTCTATCAGCAGCAGCTTTAGCAGCAGCAAGGGCTTTAGCGGCGGCGGCGGCTTTTTTAGCATCAGCGGCGGCTTTCTTTTCAGCAGCAAGGCGAGCAGCATTTTGTGAATCAGTAAACCCACCACCGGGCTTTACGTTTAATTTATCAAAAGTCTCTTTAGTAATGCTTCCAGTAACAAATAAGGCTACGTAATCAAGTAGCCCAAATTTATCTGCAT